GCGGCTCAAAAAGTCACGGCTGATGCGGTGAAAGCTCAGGCAAGCGCACAGGCTAAAGAGCAGGCATTGTCAAAGGCATTGGAAGATGCTGCGGCATCTCAAGCTGAGGCAGAAGCGGCAAAAGCAGACATCTTGGCTAAACACCAAGCGTTCGTTGAAGGACTGTAAATGTCGGTTGCTCCCTTTGCGGGCGTAGTCGCACTTGATAACTTCAAATCCCCTACAGCGGGGGAGGATGGTATTCAAGGGCAGGTTCCCAAACCTTTGGCCGGGCAGGCCGACTACGTTTTAACTGCCAACGGTTGGGTTCCTAATGCCGCAAGCGCCGGTACGGTCACATCTGTTGATGCGTCCGGTGGTACTACGGGCATGTCATTTTCTGGTGGGCCGGTTACCACAAGCGGAACATTGACTCTTGGTGGGACTCTTGAGGTTGCAAGCGGGGGTACTGGGGCGGGTGTGGCTAGTTCTGCCCGTGCAAACCTTGGCGCAGCAGCAAGCGGCGCAAACACTGACATCACGTCTGTCACGTTAACGACAGGGACGATCACCACTGCGCCAACATCAAGCACTGACATCGTCAACAAAACGTATGCTGACAGCATTGCGTCAGGCGTAAACTTTCACGCCGCCTGCCAATACGGCACAACATCTGCGCTACCAGCCAACACCTACAACAACGGCTCCGGCGGTGTGAACGCCACACTTACCGCAGCGGCGGTGGGCACACTGACCATTGATGGGTACACCTTTGTCATTGGCGATGTTGGAAAGCGCATTCTGGTTAAGAATGAAGTAACGGGCGCGAACAACGGCGTCTACACGTTGACCCAAGCGGGCACTGCGCTTCTTCCCTACATTCTTACCCGCGCAACAGATTACGACACCAGCGGAGCTGGCACCAATGAGGTAGACCAAGGCGATTTGCTGCTGGTCATCTACGGCACAGTCAACAACAATACTTCATGGGTTCAGCAAACACCGCTACCCATCACGATTGGCACGACCGATATTGTGTTTGTGCAGTTTGCCGCAGTGCAAACCTACACGGCTGGTACAGGGTTAACCCTAGCCACCAATCAGTTTTCAATCACCAACACGGGCACAGCCGGGACGTATGGTTCGGCAAGTGCTGTACCTGTTTTTGTTACCAACGCCCAAGGCCAAGTTACAGGCGTTACGAACACCAATATTTCTATCCCAAGCGGTCAAGTGACGGGCTTGGGCACGATGTCCACGCAAAACGCCAACGCAGTGGCAGTCACAGGCGGCACGATTGATGGCACAACGGTAGGTGGGACGACCCCTGCTGCGGGCACGTTTACCACGCTGATCGGCGGTGGTGGCTCTGCTAACTACGAACAGATTACAGGCGGTGCGGCAGGTAAAGCTGTTCAGTTTCAGTCGCTTGGTAGTGATGCTGCTGTTTCTCTTGCCATTCAATCCAAAGGCACAGGAGCCATTGACCTAGCTGCTGGCTCTAGCGGTGTAAACATCTCTAACGGCGGTACTGTTACTGCGTTAACAAGGACTGCAACAGGTAGCGGATATACAGGTTTTCCAAGTATTGCTATTTCTGCGCCAACTACGGCAGGTGTTCAAGCTACGGCAACGTCTCAATTGGTAGCCGGTAATGCCACGGTTGTTTCTGGCGGCACAGGCTATACAGTTGCTGATGTTTTGACGGTAACTACGGCTGGTGGTAGTTCTGCAATAACTTTTACGGTTACAACGGTATCAAGCGGTGTTATTACTGCTGTAACTACAAGTTCTTCAGCATTAACAACCATCCCAACAGGAACACTTAGTGTATCTGGCGGCACTGGTTCTAGCGCAACTTTTACGTTAAATTATGTTATTGCCGCAACTTTCACCATTACGGCGGCTGGCTCAGGCTACGTAGAACAACCCACAGTCACATTCTCAGGTGGCGGTGGTAGTGCTGCTGCTGCTTATGCTACGGTGGGTTCGCAGACAATTATTAAAGGGTTGGGTATAAGCACAGGGACAATTACCAACCAATCCATAATGTTCCAGACACCATCTGGAAACTCATTGTTACTTAGAGATTCTGGACAAGCAACGCCTGATGCTCATTTAATGGTGCAGTCAACTGCAAACGGATATGCGCTTGCATTTGCAGAAGGTAGTAACGCCAACGCTAGTCTGTACGTGGGCGCAAAAGGTACAGGAAGTATAAGATTTAACACAAACGGTACGAGTCTTGTAGAGCAAATGCGTGTATCCCACACAGCATCTGCTGTTAACTACGTACAAGTAACGGGTGCGGTTACTGGAGGTGCGCCAACAATTTCTGCTCAAGGTAGTGATGCGGCAGTCGGACTTCAAATTACATCAAAAGGCACATTACCACTTTATTTAAATACTGCTGGTGCAATTGATGTCCGTATACAACCTTTAGGGATTCGTTCTTTTTCGTTTAATTCGGTAACAAGTGCGGTCAACTACGGAACGTGGATAAATGCGGCTGCAGGATCAAGCCCGACACTTGGTGTTGCAGGCACAGACACCAACATTTCAATGGCCTTGCAAAGCAAAGGCACAGGCGCTATTGACTTGGCTTCGGGCTCCAGCGGCGTGAACGTCTCTAACGGTGGTACTGTTACTGCGTTGACAAGGACAAACGGCGGTTCGTACGCAACATTTCCAACTATCGTTATTTCGGCCCCGACCACTACTGGCGGCGTTCAAGCTACTGCATCTGTAGTTGCTGCTTTTAACCAATCAGCCACTATTGCAAACGGCGGCACGGGCTATACAGTTGGCGACACATTAACAATGGTTGGTGGCACTCCAACCTCAACAGCAGGAGCATTTACTGTATCAACAGTTTCGGCTGGTGTTGTCACTGCTGTAACAGCAGTTTCAAAAGCGTACTCAGTATTACCTACAAACCCTGTTTCAACAACAGGCGGCACAGGCACTGGCTGCACGTTAACAGTTTTCTATGCAATTGATCCCGGTGGTCTGTCTGTCACCAACGCAGGTAGCGGCTACGTAGAACAACCCACAGTAACATTCTCTAGTGGCACTGCTGCTGCTTATGCTACGGTAGGTGCAGGTTCAATTATTCGCAGTCTTGGTTCTACTGGAACACAGTCGTTAGATTTCTATACACCAGCAGGAATTTCAACAGGGGTTCCAAACTTTAGAATTCGAGATACGACAGGCGATTCTTATTGGCAATCAAGTAATCAAGCTCAAACAGCCCAATTAACCGCAACGGGTAACGTTAACGCCATTGCAATGATTTCTGCAAACGGGGGTGGCAACGTAACTTTACGCACTGGCGGGGGCAATCAGTACGAACAATTACGTGCATCAAACACCACATCTGCTGTTAATTACCATAACTTCGTGGGTTCAGCCACTACCTTTGCCCCTGTTCACTCAGTAGCAGGCTCAGACACCAACATTTCAATGGTATTGCAAAGCAAAGGCACAGGCGCTATTGATTTAGTGACGGGTTCAAGCGGGGTAGTGAACATCTCTAACGGAGGTACTGTTACTGCTATTACACGGACTGCGGTTGGTTCTGCTTACACAAGTCCTCCTACTGTTGCAATTTCAGCACCTACTACGGCTGGTGGTGTCCAAGCGGCTGCAACAGCCTTTTTGGGAAACCTTGTTGTAACTCCAGCAATTGTGAGTGGTGGAACAGCGGGAACTTACGCAGTTAATGATGTTTTGACTTTGGTTGGTGGAACATTTGTAACGGCATCAACATTAACTGTAACTGCCGTTTCTGCGGGCGTCATTACTGCTGTTTCTGTTGCTACTGGCGGTCAATATTCTGTAATACCAACGGGAACGATAAGCACTACGGGTGGCGGCGGTACAGGCGCAACTTTTACAGTTAGTTCATGGGGCGTAACAACAACATTTACGATTGGTACGGCAGGTTCAGGTTACGTAGAACAACCCACAGTTACATTCTCAGGCGGTGGTGGTAGCGGTGCTGCTGCTTATGCTGCGGTTGGGGCTATGGCAACCATCAAAGGTTTGTACGGTGGCGCTTCGGCAGCTCCATTGCAATTTAGTGGGCCAAGTGGCGCGCTTTTGCAACTTGTGGAATCTGGCGCTACTTCTGCTCCTGTCGCTTTAGTAGTTAAAGGTGGTTCAACTTCAACTCAACAATACCCAAACCTTTCAAACTCATCAATACAGTTTTCCAGTAATGGCACAGGTATTGTTCAGTTTTACACCAACACATTATCTGCCGAGCAACTCCGTGTCACCCACACAGCATCCGCTGTTAACTACGTACAAGTAACGGGTGCGGCTACTGGCGCGGGGCCAATTATTTCGGCTCAAGGTAGTGACGCAAGTGCAGAATTGCGATTGCGTTCTAAAAACACATTTAATATTCGTTTGCAGAACGGCGCTGGTAACGATGGCTTAGTTGTTGACATGACTTCTGGAGCTACGCTGGCAAACTATGTGTCAATAGCACCAAAAGTTACGGGCACATCACCCGTAATTTCTGCTCTTGGAACAGACGCAGACATTGACCTGACCCTGACACCCAAAGGTGCTGGCGCTGTTAGGTTTGGAACTTATACTGCAACGGTAACCGCAGTTGCTGGTTACATAACAATCAAAGATAGCGGCGGTACAGTTCGTAAACTGGCTGTCTTAACTTAAAGGAAACAAAATGGCACTCATCAAATCAATCATGACAGACTATGGCGTCCCTGCGGTGTACTGGAACATCGGCGCGGTCCAAGAAGACTTCAAAGGCAAAGGCACTGAAGTGACGTTCTACGGCTACGCATCCAAAGAAGCCAAGGAAGCTGGCAAACAGCCCCTGAGCGCAGGCAAAGTGCAAATTGCTGGTGGAGATTATGTTGCAGGAGCAGACCGTGCGGCCTTATACTCCACTATCAAACAAAAACCTGAGTTTGAAGGCGCCGAGGACGCGTAATATATGGCAAAGTCACCAGCATGGACTCGCAAAGAAGGCAAGAACCCCAATGGTGGCTTAAATGCCAAGGGCCGAGCGTCTGCGAAGAAAGAAGGGATGAACTTGAAACCGCCGCAACCCGAAGGCGGATCAAGGAAAGACTCTTTCTGCGCCCGCATGGAGGGGATGAAGTCGAAGTTGACATCCGCAAAAACAGCGAAAGACCCGAACTCTAGGATTAACAAAAGCCTGAAGGCTTGGAAGTGTTGAGATGACCGAACATCACGAAGTTGCAAAAACCATTACTGATGGTGTGGCGGTCGTCACTGTGTTGGGGGCGCTTAATGAGTGGCTCCCACCGATTGCATCATTGTTCACCATCATTTGGATGGGTACGCGCATTTGGGAAAGCGATACAGTACGCGGGTGGACCAACCGCCGGGAGAAACCAGATGCCGTCGACGAGTAAAAAACAGCATAGATTCATGGAGGCGGTGGCCCACAATCCATCGTTCGCCAAGAAAGCCGGAGTTCCACAGTCCGTGGGACAGGATTACAGCGCCGCAGACAAGGGCAAAAAGTTCGGCAAGGGTGGTAGCACCCGCGCAGACGTTCAGCGTGTTAACGAGCCTAAAACCCACCACGGGGACATGGCTCTTTTTAAAAAAGGTGGTACTACTATGGCAACGAAAAAAATGAACCCTTTCGCAAAGTTTGAAGCCTCGGCCAAAGACAAAGCAATGGACAAAAAAGAGATGGGCGTCAAGAAGATGGCATCTGGCGGTTTCACCCGCGCAGCTGATGGCATTGCCTCCAAAGGCAAGACCAAGGCCAAACAGATCAAAATGGCTTCCGGCGGTAAGTGCTAAGTCATGATGCCCAGTCGTGGTATGGGGGCCGTCTCCCCCAGCAAGCTGCCAAGTAAAATGCCCAAGGGCGTGAAAAAAGCACGCCGCGACAACACCGATTTCACTGAGTACAAAAAAGGTGGCAAAGTCAAAGCTGCCAAGATGTGCGACGGTGGGATGTGGAAAGGGAAGAAGTAATGGCTACCAAGCCCGGTCTCTACGCAAACATCCACGCCAAGCAAAAGCGAATAGCTGAAGGCTCGGCGGAGAAAATGCGCAAGGTGGGTAGCAAAGACGCCCCCACAAAAGCAGACTTCACCAAGTCTGCAAAAACTGCAAGGAAGAAATAATGTCACAGTTCGATTTCACCCCCGAAGAAGGCGCATTGGTCGTCGATTGCTTGCGTGCTCGTGCACAGCAGCAAGAAGGCTTTTTGGGCGCCGTGTCGCCCGCTCTGGCCGCTTTGATTGCCAAATTTGAAAGCCAACCTGTAGCCGCTGAAGAAGTGCCTGCCGAAGAAGCCCCCAAAGCCAAACGCGGCAAAACAGTTGAAGAAGCAACTGACAAGGAATAAGTCATGGCCATCACTTCCGGTTCCACTGGGTTCAACCTCGACCTGACCGAGTTGGTTGAGGAGGCGTTCGAACGCGCCGGAAGTGAGGTTCGCTCGGGGTATGACTTGCGCACAGCGCGGCGCAGCCTCAACCTGCTGTTCGCCGATTGGGCCAACCGTGGGGTCAACATGTGGACGATTGAGCAGGGCATTATCAATCTGGTGCCCGGCCAAAACACGTACCCGCTACCGAACGACACGGTAGATTTGCTGGAGCACGTCATCCGCACCGGCGGCAACGTGGCTTCTACTCAAGCTGACTTGACCATCACGCGCATTAGCGTTTCTACCTATGCGACCATCCCGAACAAAATTCAGCAATCTCGTCCAATTCAGGTATGGGTACAGCGGCTTGATGGTCAAACAGCTGCGCCAATATCGACACTTTCGGGTGGCATTACTAGTACTGACAGTACCATTACGCTCACCACCACGGTAGGCATGCCAGCCACTGGATTCATCAAGATCGACAGCGAGACCATCCAATACGGCTACATCACGGGCAACGTGTTGTCCAACTGCTTCCGTGGCCAAAACAACACGACCGCCGCAGCGCACTCCACTGCTGCGTCTGTCTCCGTGCAAAACCTCCCGGCCATTACCGTATGGCCCACCCCTGACAGCGTGCAGGACTACCAATTCGTGTACTGGCGCCTGCGCCGCACACAAGACGCCGGTGGCGGTGTAAACGTCATGGATGTCCCCTTCCGCTTCATCCCCTGTATGGCAGCGGGTTTGGCCTACCACATTGCAATGAAAGTGCCCGGTGGCATGGAGCGCCTGCAAGTGCTCAAGATGCAATACGATGAGGCTTGGAACATCGCCGCAAACGAAGACCAAGAGAAAGCCGCTGTGCGGTTCGTACCCCGTCAGATGTTCATTGGTGGGGGCACCTGATGGGTAATCGGTTTTCCTCAGGCAAGAATTCAATTGCCGAGTGCGACCGATGCGGGTTTCGGTTCAGGCTCACCCAACTCAGACGTGAGGTCATCAAGACCAAGAACTACGAGCTGATGGTGTGTGGCCCATGCTGGGACCCCGATCAACCTCAATTGCAGCTGGGTATGTATCCAGTTGATGATCCCCAAGGCGTGCGCAACCCACGGCCTGACAGAAGCTACCAGTTATCGGGCCTCAACATTGATGGCAACGTGAGCGGGGGTAGCCGGATCTTTCAGTGGGGATGGAACCCCGTGGGGGGCGCATCAAGTTTTGATGCAGTGCTGACGCCAAATAATTTGAATTTGGTCGTGAGTCTTGGTACAGTAACGATAGTAACGACGTAAGGAGTCGACATGGCGAAAATGGAATCAATGAAGGCCGATAAGGCCCAAGACAAAGCCCTCATCAAGAAGGCTTTCAAACAGCACGACAAGCAAGAGCACAAGGGCGGCAAAGGCACGTCGTTGAAGCTGAACAAGGGTGGCGTTACCAATGAAGCCATGATGGCTGTTGGTCGCAACATGGCCCGTTCAAACAACCAAAAGTGAGATCGTCATGTCCACCTACAAACAACCCCAAAAGGTAGCCAACCCTACCGAAGAGCCTAAGCGCATGCCAGTCATCAAAGATTGGACTCCTATCAAGGGCGTGTCGATCGGTAAGAATGAAGGCGTCAAAACCAGCGGCATCAAGATGCGCGGCGCAGGCGCGGCCACCAAAGGCGTTATGTCCCGAGGTCCGATGGCATGAACTACGCCGCGCTTGTATCTGCGATTGAAACGTATACGGAAAACACTTTTCCGGCTACTACGCTTGCCGATGGAACGATCGTGTCTTCCGCGACACAGATCAATCTATTCATTACCCAAGCGGAACAACGCATTTACAACTCGGTGCAGTTTCCATCGTTGCGCAAGAACGTGATGGGGACATTGACGGCTAGCAATAAGTACCTGTCAACTCCCAATGATTTTTTGGCAACCTATTCGCTGGCGGTCGTTGACCCCGTAACCGGGGCGTATACGTACTTGCTGAACAAGGATGTCAACTTCATCCGCGAAGCGTATCCCATCCCCACCGACACGGGCACGCCCAAGTATTACGCATTGTTTGGCCCCACTGTTTCTGGCAGCACCATCACAAATGAGCTGTCGTGTATTGTTGGCCCCACACCTGATGTCGCGTACAGCACAGAGCTGCATTACTACTATTACCCCGAGTCGATCACCACTGCAACAACCACATGGTTGGGTGACAACTTTGACACCGTGCTGCTGTATGGGTCTTTGGTTGAGGCGTACACCTATATGAAGGGTGAGCAAGACATCATCACGTTGTACAACCAGAAGTACATGGAAGCGTTGTCGTTGGCCAAGCGTCTGGGCGATGGTCTGGAACGTAGCGATGCGTACCGCAGCGGCCAATTCAGGATGCCAGCACTACCCCAGAATAGTGGGGTGGTGTGATGGCGTTTACAGGCAATTGGGTAACCAACACGTTCAAGATTGGCATTCTTGATGGAACCTTCAACTTCAACACCGGAACCTCTGACGTGTACAAGATCGCCTTGTACACCAACGCCGCTACTCTGGATGCTTCGACCGCTGCGTATACGTCGATTGGTGAAGTTGTTGCTTCTGGCTACACAGCAGGAGGTAACACGCTGGTGGTCAACCAAATTCCGACCGTAGGCAACACCGGCACCACGGCGTACCTATCGTTTGGTAATGCTGCGTGGACAGCTGCGATCACAGCCCGTGGCTGCTTGATCTACAAGGCCAACGGAACAACAAACCCAACCGTTTGCGTTCTGGACTTTGGCTCAGACAAGATTTCGAGCACGACTTTCACGGTGCAGTTTCCATCCCCAACAAATACCTCTGCGATCATTCGCATTTCGTAAGGAGCAACTATGCAAGAAATTTCTGGATTTGGCGACAATACTGTAGTAACGATGCAATCAAATGTATCTGTGCCAGAACGCATGGGCGTTGAAGGCTTTTATGAAGTTGTGTGCCGCGATGCTGATGGAAACATCAAGTGGGAAGAAAAGTTCCCCAACTTGGTCAATGCTGTGGGCAAACAATTGATGCTGGACACCCTTCTAAAAGGTTCAGCTTACACCGTGGTAGGGCCCTTTCTTGGTTTGATCAGTGGGGCCAGCCCAACATTTGCTGCTGCGGATACCATGACTTCCCACACTGGTTGGACAGAATTCGTCAACTACACCGTGAGCGCTTCAGCTGTTCGTGGTACGGCAGTTTTTGGTTCGGCTACTTCGACAGGTACTACCCCTACAAACATTACTACTTCCACTGCCGCTGCTATTACTTACACCATCACCGGTGCTGGTGGTACGGTAGGGGGGTGTTTCTTGGTTACTGGGTCTGGCGCGGTTTCCACACAAAGCAGCACTGCTGGTACGTTGTATAGTGCGGGCGCGTTTTCCGTGGCTAAAGCTACTACTGCGGGTGATACTGTAGCAGTCACGTACAGCACAACCGCAACTTCGTAAGGAGTCTTAAATGGCTCTGATTTTATTGGATCGAGTCCAAGAGACTACGACTACAACAGGGACCGGGCCAATCACTTTAAGTGGGGCGGTTTCAGGCTATCAGTCCTTTTCAAACATCGGAAACGGTAACACCTCCTACTACACTATTGTCAACGGATCAGCATGGGAGGTTGGTGTTGGTACGTATTCAAGTACGGGGCCAACGCTTGAACGATCCAAAATCTTTTCAAATTCCAACAATAATACGTCCCCTATCACATTGTCGGGGACTTCTACGGTATTCGTAACCTATCCAAGTGAAATTGCAGTAGTGTCAGCTACACTGCTTGGCCCGGTAGTTACAACAGCCCTAGGCTGGAACATGGTTTAAGGAGTTTTCATGGCATCACCTAATACAGCACCAATCTTTTCCCTTGCTGGCGCAGTCAGTCTGGGCACTGCTATCACGGCGGTTGTCACTGACTACACAGGCGCGGGCGCAAACAACGTGGTAGTTTTCACGGCCAACGCAACCAATGGCGGTTTTGTTCAACGTATACGTTTTAAGGCTGTAGGCACAAACGCGGTGGCAGTAGCACGTATCTACTTGAACAACGGCTCTGCCAACACCACGGCGGCAAATAACACGTTTTACGGTGAATTGTCGTTGCCATCTACTTCGGCTTCTACAACAGCGGCCACGGTCGATATTGACTACCCTTTGAACTTTGCGTTGCCTGCGGGCTACCGTATCGTCGTCGGTATTTCCGCGACTACAACCCTTGCCTCTGGCTGGACCCCTACAGTAATTGCCGGGTCGTACTGATGCTCGATCTCAACAATCTTCCAACAAACCAGAAGGTTGACAAGCAGACGTTTTA